CCTCCAAGTGGAAGGTGTTGACCACAGCATCGACGTACTGATACGTCTCCATGCCGGAGCCGATCTTCTCTTCGATCGCCAGGAACGGCAGCGTCGCAGAGTCGGTCGGCGTGAGCGTGTGAGTCGAAACGCCAGTCGTAGTCGAGGTGTTACCCTCGCCAAGGACACCCTTGAGGAGAGTAGTGATCGACTCCAGGCGAGCGTAGAACTCGTAGTCACCTGACCAAGAGGCAGCACCGAGGTAGGCGTCGACAGTGTCTCGGCCACCACCGATCTCCGGGTCTGTGACGAGCAGGTCGCGGTTGGGGCCAAGTGACCCACCGCGAAGCTTCATGGCAATGGCATCGTCGCCGAAAGTCGCAGGGAACGTTGCCGGAGCAGCCTGCGTGGCGAACAGTACCTGGCCAGACTGGGAACTGAAGCCCATGGGTCAGATCACTCCTCGTTCTCGTTGTCCGAGTCGTTGTCCGACCCGGCGTTGGTGTCGACTGCGACTCCAGGAGGCGTCATACCTGCTTGCGCAGCCTCTTCCTCCCTGGTCACTGCCTCCAGCGGACCTGCGGCACCACTGTTGGCAACGGAAGCCTTTGCGGCCTCCCTGGCGGCGGCGAGCTGGGCTTCCAGTCGTGCCGTCTCGGCATCGAGCTGCTTGCCCTCGATCTCCGCACTCTTCTCCTGGAGACGCTCGGCAGCCTGGGCCTCGGCCTCAGCGATCTGCTCCCGCAGGCGAGCGTTCTTCTCTCGCTTCTGCTCCAGGTCCTTCTCACTCAGTGCTGCCATTTAAGACATCTCCGTTTCCATCCAAAGGTCCATCACTGAAATGGTGACAAACGTACCTTCAATATCGTTCGACATGAACCGTTGACTTCTGACTCCCCAGCGCCTCATGCTCTCACGAAAGCCGTCGTCTTCCACATACAGCGAGCCTAATGCTACGCGGAGGGGCTGGTTCCTGTATAGCACCACCCGTAGGCGCTTCGCCAAGATAGAGCTAATTGCAAGGCCGCGCTGAGTATCGCCGTCCTTGATGAGACTTTGCACGCCTACCTGATATATACTCAGGGTCGGCTCACCTGGAGCAAGATGTCCTATCTCGTAAGACTCCTCATCGGGCTGCCAGAGAGATCCATATACTCCGACAGAGTAGTTCGGGTCTGACGGACGAAGAGGTCGCTTCTGGACCGTGATATCTGGATCAAGCGCTGGGTAAACCTCAGCAAGACAGTAGACAAAGTTGTTGGGAAACTCTAGTCCAGCGGAAGGGTCGATCACGACCGGATCGCCTCCTCTACTGCAAGTGTGAGTGCAGTCTGGAAGAAGATCATGTCTGTCTCATTGACACCGATCACAGGTCGCGGAACTGTACTCGGATGAGTCCTACCAAGCTGAGCAGTTTGCATCTTGGCTCTGATGTCGGCGTTCTTTCCTCTGCGACTCGGAAACGAAAGTGTCGCACCCGTATCCGAAGGCCAGATATCAGACTTCTGTCCGCCTTTAGTAACCCATCTCTCAAGCTCACCAGTACGGCGGTTGATCGGATGGTCGCCACCAACCTGCCACGGACCATTCTCACGAATCGCAACAGTCGAAGGCTTAAGAGGTGCCCAGGGACCAGTGACATCGTCACCTTCCATCCTGAAGCGTTCCTTAGCCCTCTTCTGCAAGTAGGGCTGCATGGTGTACGCTAGGAAACCCCAAAGACCATCCTGTGAAAGAAGGAGCATAAGCCTATCAAGAGACTGCTCAACGTCGTGATCCTGAAGAATGAACTGGTAGCCGATCATGCCTGAGCCACCGGAGGATCATCGTAGGGTCGCATGGGAAGAGGGAGCACCGGAGCAATGTGGTTCTTGTTGTAACGAGTATAGAAGCCCTCGACAAGACTGTACGGATCGTCATTGAGAACGATCGGACCAGTGTTCTGATTGTCAGCTTCAATATCAAGTAAGGGTGCGCCTACGAGGAGGATCTTGCGATCGCAGATCTGCTCAAGGAGGTTTATAGCCTCCCGAGTCATACTCCGTCCGTAGGCGTGCAAGTTGTTATCCTCCCCGCCAGCGGCCATGTCGAGAATGATACGACCGCTGGCGAGGAGGGTGTTGATCTTCTTGAGCAGAAGTTTGGAGGGCCTGACTTGCGCGACTTTCTCAGGGGTAGATTCGTCGAACTCGATCGGAGTCACGTAGATGTGACCAATCTGAGCGTCGATCTCGTCAGCAGCGAGGTTCACGAAGTTCTCGCCGTTGCCGTACTTGCTGGCCAGCGGAATGTCGCCGGTCAGCAAGTCACCCCTCTCGCAGTAGGCCACACCAAGCTCCCGTCAGATCACTTCGAAGGATCAGGCGAGGACGTGGAACCCTTCGGCTCCTCCTCTTCCTCATCTTCCGAATCCGACTCAGCCTCCTTACTGGCAGGCTTGACCGGCTCGGTGTTGAGCTGCTCGTTGAACAGTTCAAACACCTTGGACTCTGCGCTATCCTTGGCCTCGACAGGCGCCTCGGTCTTGTTGGCGTAGGTCATGTACTCCGGCGAGGTGCCGACATAGTTGTCGGTCTTGTTGCCCTCGACTCGGAAGTCTCGACCGTCACCTTCGCCCGCTGGCGCCTCATACGTGTCAGCCGTCGAGAGCACTCGGTCAGAGGCATTGCCCCTTTCCTGCCGCGCCTCCAAGTCAAGCTGGGAGGCAGGCTTACGGTACTCAGCCTTCTTGTCAGCCATGATGTTTCCCTTCTACCGTCAGAGCGTGACGGTGACTGCGTAGGTGTAGTCCATGTGCGGGAACACCGGGAAGGCCTTGACACCAGTACCGGCGTCCTGTCCCCACGGGTCAGTGCTGGACTTCTCCCACTCGTAGAAGCCGGGAGTCCAGTTGCCCTCGGGGTGCGGCGAGGTCAGCGTCTTTCCGAAGCCGATCTCCGTGTCGTCGATCTCGTTGAGGTCGTCAGTGTTCGGAAGGAACACCATCAGATCCTCAGGCCAGAAGCGGTTGTTCACAACCGTCTTGGAGCCGATCGCACGAGTCCGGTACACCGAGTCGTCCAGAATGAACTGGACGCCAGTAGCGTTCTCCACAACCTGACGCGCCGCGTCCGGTCCCCAGCCGTCAAGCAGGTAGTTGAGGTCCGGTCCAGTCGGAGTACCGTCAGCCTTGTAGGCTGCACCGAGGCCAGCTCGCTGAGCGAACTTCTCCGAGTTGACGATCCGACGCACGACCTTCTTGGAGGTGATCGCACGATTCATGCGAACTCCGTAAGTGTCGTACATGAACTCCTGGATCTGGTCGATCTGGCCGATCGGGTCGTGAGTCACGCCCGACCAGTCCATGACGCCATTGAGAACACCCGAAGTCGCGTCCGAGCCGATGTCGTTGGCCGCGTTGCCAGCCTTCTGAGCATCGGGCCGACCCCAATCGACTCCGAACTTGATCTTGCCGTCGTTGTAGGCAAGAGCGCTGGTCGCCAGACTGGACATGATCATCCAGTTGATCCGGTTGTCCAGCTTGCGCCGACGGCGAGCCGTGTCTCGGGCGTACTTCGTGGCCCAATCCTCCAGCATCGAGGACACAGTTAGCGGAAGGTCGCCAGCCTGCATCGCCTGGACGATACGAAGGTACTCACGGTACCGAGTCACATCGGACGCGGAGTAGTGGTCCTTGAGCGACCAGTCGATCACGCTGGCCCGGCCCTCGCCGAGCACGTTCTCGTCCTTCTGAGCGAGCTCAGACTCGGCATCCTCGGCACGAGCCGGGGCGAGGCCGTCGGTGTCTCCCTTGATGTACTGGAAGATCACGTCGTCGGTCGCAACCTCGAGCCAAGGCGCGAACTGCAGACCGATGTGAGTCATGGGAGGCTCGAGCTCCCGAATGTTGCCGAGAGCCACCTCCTTGCGGATGATGCGGTCCTGGCCGACAGCAGTCGCGTTGAGGAACGTCTGCAGAGTCTGGCTGAAAAGCGGTACGCTCATTGGTCAGTTCCTCACTTGAACTTGATGTCGAGGCCCTTGGTGCCCCGCATCGCATCGGCGACTGTGTTCGTGAGAGTGACGCGCACACCAGCCGCGTCTCGCTCGAAACACCAGCCCTGGACAGCGACGCAGTCATACGCCACAGAGATCTCCACGTCGCGCTCAAGGAGCTGCCACGGGAGGAACGTGTCGTTCAGACCGACGATGTTCGCGGCGGTCTGGCGACCGTCAGTTGCGCCCGTCTGGAACGGTCCCACCTTGCCCGCTTCGGGGCCAGACGTGATCTTCGCCATGACCTCTCCGGGCTGCAGGATCTTCTGGTCGGTGACCCCATTGACCTCTTCCAGCGCCACGGCAGCAGCGCTGACCGTGTACGACTCGGTGTGAGGACGAGGATCCGTACTACGCAGGTAGACGTTCTTCCCGAAAGGATCGGGTCCAGCGCCACCCTTAGTAAAGCTAGCCATGTTGGCTACTCCTCAGGACTCGTTGGACGACTGCAGCTCCTGCAGTCGCTTGTAGGACTTCGTCTCCATGACTCGATCCTCGGGCATCTGGCGTCGCAGCATGGCGACGATGCCCTGAAGGTTCTCGATCTCCGTCTGTGTGCCCTCGTCGGACGACGCCTGGAAATTCGAGTCTCCCCGGCTCGGAGCGGCAGGTGCATCTGCCTGGGTGGCGTGGTTGTCGAACAGAGGCGATGATGCCGAGGACTCAAAGGAGGCCTGGAAACCAGCAAACTGCTCGTCAGACATAGCTGGCAGCTTGTCACCATCGCCGTTGACGAGGGCCACAAGGCTGTCGATCTGTGTCGCCGGGATCTTCTTGTTGGTGGCGAGGTCCTCCACAAACTTCTTGCGGAACTGCTCCCTCGCCTCGTTCTGCGCCGTCTGAAGGACAGCGAAGTGTCGGTTGATAACTGACCAGTCAGTCACCATCTTGCCGTCGATCATCACGCCCTGCTGTGCGGAGTTGTTCGGCGGCGGCGTACCACTCGGCTGCTGACCGGGCTGCTCCGTCTCCAGCGGGTCGTCCTGGGGCTGATTCTCCGAGTCACCTGCAGGCGTCGGGTCGCCGCTGTTCTCCGGGTCCGCAGGCGGGTCAGACGGCGGATCGGTCTGCGGCGGGTCAGCCGGAGGCGTTCCTTCGGGCACCGGAGCCGGGGTCACCGCCGGGTCAGTGCTGTTTGAGGCCTTTCCAGCCATTGTGTTCCCCTTCTGTTGGTTTGCAAGGCGGACACGTTCCTGCACTCGCAGGGGCGATTCCGCCTTTTCGCGGCCTGCGTGGTTGTAGAAGCTGAGGTCCCACTTGTTGGTAGCCTTTTCGGCCTCGTCCTCGTCAGCGTCAGTGATCTCATCTGCAAGACCAAGGTCGACCGCTTCCTGACCGTTCATCCACAGCTCCTCACGCATGAGGCCGCGGAAGTACTCAGCACTGTTCTCCTCGGTGCCTCGACGCCTGACAACCTGATGATAGATGTCAGCGATGTTGTCCGACAACTGACCAAGTACATCTGCAGTATCCCGCAGGTCCTTCTCGTTGCCATAAGCCATAGCCACGCCGTCGTGAATCATCATCTGCGCATTGCGTGCCATGATGACCTTATCACCAGCCTGAGCGATAAACGAAGCAGCACTGGCAGCAAGACCGTCTACATAGACAGTCACATCGGCCTTGTTCTGCTTGAGAGTGTTGTAGATAGCCAGACCGTCGAA